AGCATCAGAGGAGATAGAGAAGATACGACCACGACGTGGACCAGTGTGTGAGAATGCACGAGTGATGAAACCTTTCATGAATCCATTTGCAAATCTCTCTTGGAGATAAACATCAGTCGCTGCCTTGGAAGCACCATAAGGATTAGAAGGAAGAATAGTATCGTCCCAACGAATCTTACGACCATCGGCTCCAACATTCCCATAAACTTCAGATGTAGAACAGAACATCACCTTACAGTTATTCTGGAAGTCTTGAATGACTTGAAACAGGTTAGCACTACCCATCACATTAGTATCCATAGTTCCGATAGGATCACGGAAACTTGTGGGTGGGTGTGATTGAGCTGCAAGGTGGAAGACACCATCGAACTGAGTATCTTTGAAGATAGTGACGAGTGAACGATAGTTTGTCAGTTCTCCATATACAAATGTGATATCTTCATACACATCATCAGGAACAACATCACGAATGTCACTCTCCATTCCATTGGTCCTACGAATAAGACCATAAACCTCATGACCTCGTGCATGAAGAAGGTTTGCTAGGTGTGGACCAGCAAACCCAGTGATACCTGTGATTAAAAATTTCATATTACTTGATAGTCAATGTTGTCAAAGATGAAGAGGTTTCCTTTATTCACATGGTAATTATACCACGATTCCTCCATAATGCAAATACTGTTTAGAGATTTGTTATGTTCCTTTGCTGCAGAGGACATGTGACTGGCTCCACTACTGAGAGCAACCAGACCAGAGCAACTACAAATGATGTCATAGTAGTCAAAGATATTATTGATAACCAGTTTCTCTAAGTTCATGTCATACTGATTATACTTCCCATCATCACCACTCAGGTCTTCAGAGAATGTTACCTCAACAAACTTCATGTCAGAATATTCACTCTGAAGTTGTTTCAGTTTATTGATTAACTTCTCCATATCATAATCAATACTTATACATGTGAAGTCAACCAGATAGACACCACTATATTCTGAAGATACTTTAGGTTTGTAGTATATCTTTGGATACTTATTGGTTGGTTGCAACCCATGAAGCTTCTCCCAGTTTGCAATACAGGTTCCAGCTACATTGGAATATTCAATCTCTGGGATATCACCTGCATTCCATTCACCTTCCTTGATACCTTTGATATAAGGATTGTGTTTCCAAATCAATTCATAGATACCTTCGTTTCTGAAAGATGAACCATCCTTCAGATATGTTTCTCTACCCTGTTGTTTGTAGAACTCTTCAGGTAATGTGGAGAATTGAATATTATCACCCAACCCTCCATGCCATGCTGCTAGGATTACATCACTCATCAGTGTACTCAAATACAATCTTCTTGGTCTTCTTACCGTTACGATCCCAACAGGTGAGATAAGTTACTTCAGCTTCAAGACATTGAACCAGATTACTGATATTCAATTGTGTCATGAGTTTACCTGTTTCTTTGTCTAGTCGTTTCATGATTCGTTAATCTTTATCATAATTTTACCAGCACTTCCACTCCTCAATAAATCAAAAGCTTCATTGATTTCATCAAGTGTAAATGTATGAGTATGTATAGTCTCATAATCCAATAGACCTTTGAGGGCGAGTTTAATATAACGAGGAATATCCTTCTCAGGATCAGTCCCACCACCTCTTATGGCACGAATAGACTTACCATCACCATCAAACATGGATACAACATTAGGAAGACATACAAGACGGTCTGGTGCGGGTTGTCCGGTTAGGATTAATCTTCCACCAGGTCTCAATCTTTCAAAGGCTGCAGAGATAACATCAGGAATACCAGTTGTATCGATAATAACATCACATTTATTTGGGAGATATTGAATATCATACACAAAACAGTCTGCTCCTAGTTGCGAAACTAGGTCAAACATACTTTGGTTTATATCCACACCATAAATGGGTGATGCATTCTTCATCTTGGCTGCTTGGATAAGGTTCAACCCTACACCACCACAACCAAGAATAGCAACAGACTCACCGAACTTCAGTTCACATTCATTGTCAACAATACCCAGAGCAGTGGTGAGACTACAACCAAGCATAGCAGCGAGAACCGAAGGGGTTTTGAGATCAATCTTAGTAACACGATTTTCAGATACGATAGAGAACTCACTTAGGGTAGTAATCTTTCCACTAGAGATAGTCTTACCATCCAAAGTATATGAAGGGGAAGATGATTCTATACCAGAACCACGGTGACAATGCATAACAACTTTGTCTCCGGGTCTTACGGTAGTGACACCAATACCCACACTCTCAACGATACCACAACCCTCATGACCTATCAAGTGTGGTAGAAACTTTTCGTTACCTTCATGACCTTTGATCTGACGAAGTTGTGCTCCACACAACCCACTTACCAATACTTTTACTAATACCTGACCGAACTTAAGTTCAGTTAATCCTACTTCTCTAAGTGCAAGAGGTTGATTTAGTTCTTCAAGAACAACGGCTTTCATTTCTCTTCCTCAGAATAATTTTATCACTCATAATCTGTCATCAATACTCCATCTAAGTGATCAATCTCGTGTTGAACTATACGAGCTTCAAGTGATTTTAGTTTCCACCTTCTATATTTACCACTTAAATCTTGAAATGATAATGAGATTTTACTGGGTCTAATAAGTTCAATATGTTTACCAGGAATACTCAAACACCCCTCTTCAATATTGACAGTGTGATCCGAATACCATTTGATAGCCGGATTGATCATCTCTTGTATGTCACCATACTGAAGTTTAACCACAATGACTCTGATATTTCTACCAACTTGAGGTGCAGCTAAACCTATACCATTAGCATCGATCATTGTTTCTTTCATAGATCCAATGAACTCTCTAATTTCATCATCTAAAATGACAGAACAAGATATCCTTTTCAGTATCTCATCACCGTCATGTAGGATGTCTAAAATCATACAACTTTAAAATAGATTATTGGAGAATCAAACTCTTTGGTTCAGGTGTTACCAGTTTACTACCGTAGATAGAATCATACTTCTCTCTGATAGAATGTTCTACCTCACCAACATATACAATATGTGCTCGAGAAACTTCGAGTTCTGGTTTCTCTCTACTAACCACAGTAGCCCAAGGTGCAAACCCAATGTTCTGTGGTTGTGGAATTACAACCAATCCATTTCTTACAGTTACAGTAGATGCGTTTTCCTCAACTACCTCTGCAATTACTTCTTCACCAGTGACAATACGAAACAGTTTTACGTCCATCATAACCTCCAAATAATTTGATACTCGTCTAGGAGGAGTTCTGCTCCAATGTCTTTCATGAACTCTTTTACGAATCCTGCCTTACCACCCTGTGCAATCTTGGTGAACCATTCAAACTCAGGGGTGTTAAGGTTATCATCAACCATAATTATACTACCTTTCCTCAAGTTTTTCATAACTGCTGTGAGTTCCTTAAGATGATGTTTCTGTGAAGGAATAGGATCTTCTGGTTCAAAATCAAATGAGTCCAGATACAATAGATCAATCTTTCTCTTCGCAGGAATGTTCCATAGAAACTCTACTGAATCACTACAATACACCTGTGTCTTGTCAGATACCATCTTCTGAGCGTGTGCCACATTGTCTGGATTGATATCTACTGAAGCTACTTCACCATCATAGTAGTTAATGAAGTCATCAAAGATATAGGTACTAGCTCCATCATCACCAAGAGCAAGTTGACCATGGTCTGCTCTCATACATCCTGTCTCTACAATGAAGAAGTCTTTATTCTTCTTCTCATCTAAGATCTCAAATACCATAGAGAGGGAAGTTGCCCTATCTCTTACAGGATTATTTGGTCCTGCTGGTTGTAACATCTTAGCAAAGAACTTACTGCTAAACCTTTTACTGTATGTCATTCTGGTAACTCCCTGTTAATAATAATTCTCTCAAGATTATCTTTGTTTCTCTTGTAGAATATTTTACTGTTTTTGTGTTGTGATTTATACAACCATGGTGCTGGTTCTCCAGTCTCCTTACGAGTTCCACCCCAACTTGGATCTGATACAAAATCAATCCAATAACAACCCACAACCTTATTGAGTTTCTTTCTCATACGGAACATGAGATCATGATCATCCATATCCTGTGGTGAGAACTCCTCATCAAAGTAATTCATCTTTCTAAGATCCTCACTATTGATCATCAGAGGACCACGATTTACTGTACCTCTTACCGCAAATGTGTTTCTATCAATGTTTGATTGATTTGCTTCGTCACATGGATCTACAATATCACACCAACAGTTATCCAAGTCTTCCTCCATTCCAAGATGTGTGGAGTTTGGATTGAACTTATAGTTATGTGCAGTTCTAGCAGTCACAGCAAACACATCATCAAACGCTTCAAAGGGTTTCCTCATACGAGTATTCCAACCCTTCTCACGAATGACCATATCATCTTGGATGATAGTTACATACTTACCTTGAGCCAATTTGAGACCAGCGTTGTTTGCCTTTGTCTCAAATACATCTGGTGTATTGATTACAGAGTTAGTAATCTCAGAGTTTTTCAAATAATCTGTGATGACTTTTTCTGATTTATCAGTGCAACCATCCACAACTACAATCAACTCATAGTTACCATCAGTATTATCTTCAATACCTTTCAATACATCCTCAATGATGTCTTCTTGATTGTGGACTGTAAGGATCAAACTATCGACTGGTTCTGGTTTTATGTAATCAACCTGGTCTTTGATACTTACAAGGAACTGATCAATAGGACGATAGAGAGAAACAATTCCTTTGTTGTATCTCTCATACCAATAGTCAGCATTACACTCAATAAAGTTACGAATGTCACTACCAACTACTGGGAGTCCATCACGAATAGCAATGTTAGTAAGGATACTTTGATCATGACGAACCTCTTCGAATCCATCCAACTCTCCCTTACCAGAGAATGTAGTAACCTCACCATTAGTTCTTTCATCTAGACACCACTTCAACCAGTCTTTCAGAATATTCTTTGACTCATCACACACTTTCCAGAATGTAAAACCAGCTTCGAGTTGCTTAGACTCCCAATAATCATCTTCATCACAATCCATATAATGAAAACAATCTCTCTTAGTGTATTCACCTTGAATTGAGTTACCTAATGGAAGGAGACATGGATCACCCTCCCAGATATCATCAACAGCTTTAAAGATTTCAGGATGAAAGATATCAAGAGCATCCAATGCTAGAATCTTATCACCCTCTTCCAACTTCTCCATAGTCTGTAGGAGAAAGTATGGTTTCCAAGCAAAGTGACCATAGTTATTTTCCTTCGAGAACCACTCCTCATTCTCTTTGTAGATCTCGGAGTTAAAAAGTGACTCCTCATCAACAGCAAAGTGATTTACACCTAACTGTTTTGATAGTTTGTTTAGAAAAGATTGTCCTCTCCTATACTTATTATTACCAAATGATACTGTAAGTAAGTTCCAAGTCATTATGATTGAGGAATAATTGTCCAATGTTCGGGATACAAATCCCTTGTAGATTTATCTGAGTTGTTAGGACCAAACCAAGCCTCGGGTGCTACCACCTTACCTTTGTCAGCCAACCAAGCTCCCCACCATGAAAATGTAGAGTTAGAGATAATAAAATCACTACATTGTGTCATCATATACAGGTCATGATAAGGACCATTACCTTCTGACACAATGAACCTATCACTTTCAAAGAGAGAGTTATTCAATGCCCACTCAGGGTCATCAGTAAAGATGACAACCTGTCGATCTTCGTCAAACTCTTTCAATGCATGTTCGTAATAATCATCAGAAAGGTTGTGATGATTACCACTATTAATGAGATAATCACCTCTACGAATGTGCAAAGCAACAGGATTGTCAAAACAATCCACAATATCCTGACACTCCTCTTTGATTTCATTCTTGAATGTGAACTCTGATTTGATACGATCTTGAATGTGTCTAAAGTATCTGTCTGTTTGGAAGAACCCAATCAGACATGTGTCATGCTCAGTGTCAATCTGGAATGCTCCTTCTTCGAAGGTAAACTCCCCTTCTTGATAGTTCTTATCAGTAGGAATAAATCCAACCCTATCTGGTTTGATATCAAATGCATCAAACAACTCTATTCTAAGTCTATTTCCCAGGCTGTCAACCATCACTTCATGATGATGTGGGATACAAAAAGATGTTCCAATCTTATCTGCAACACCAATGAGTGATGCATATTGGAACATCTGATTACCAAGTTGTCCTAGTTTTCCTAGGTAGTTAAAACCAATCATGTATACTTCTT